ACTGCTACTAATATTGAGATTGGAGATCCTATAGAAATTAATATATTAGATTATAATGGTACTAATACAACAGTTCATGAAAACGTTACACCTCCTGCTGATTGGATTGGCAGAAAATATATTTTTGATGGTACTGATTGGTCACTTAATGAAGACTATAGAGAGCCTAGAACTGCAGAGCTCGGAAACTTATACACTTGGGAAATACCTCCATTAGATGAAGAAAAAATAGCAGCCAGAGAAGCATACTACAAAGATAAAAGGGATAACTCATGACAGCAAATGTAGCCTTAACAGATACCTTCGACCAATGGCGAGTCAAAGATAATGAACTTATTATAATGACTCAGCCTAGTGGAATGAATAATTTCATTAAGGTTCTTGATACAGCAAATTCTACTACACCTACTTCGGGTTCTATAATTACCCATGGTGGTATAGGAGTAGGAAAATCAGTACATATAGGAGAAGATTTAAAAGTCTGGGGTGATATTAACTGTGTAGGTGATACTACAGTAGGCGGTAATCTTATATTTGGTGACGCCACAACAGATCAAGTAACCTTCGAAGCTGATATAAATTCTGATATAATTCCAAATACAACTCTTGTTTTTGATTTGGGCAATACCACCCACTTCTGGGCGAATACTTTTACAGGACATTTGACAGCTTCACAAAAAGTAGATTCAGGTAAACCTGCTCTTACTGTTGAAGCGATAGATGTTGATCAAATAGCAGTAGATATAAATGCTTCTACTGAAACCGCAAATGCTGTAGATATTTCAGCAGATTCGATTACTACTGGTACTGCATTTAAACTTTCTTCTGGTGCCATTACTAGTGGTATAATGATGGATCTTGTTAGTGCTGCAACAATTACAGGAACTGGACTCAATGTTGCATTAGACTCATTAACTACTGGTAAAGTTGTGAATATCTCTGCAGACGGACTTACTACAGGTTCGGCTCTTTATGTTGAATCAAATTCAGCTGATATCACTGCAAGACATTTAGTAAGTGTAATCAACAACAATGCTGTTGCAGCTGGAGCAATCCCAATTTATGCTCAACAAGATGGTGTTGCACCATGTGGACAATTTGCTGGAACCACTTCTCTTGTAGTTCCTTGTGGTACTGATGTTAATAGAGGTACTGGAGTACAAGGTGGTATTAGATTTAATAATCAATTTAATTTCTTTGAAGGATATACTGGATCAGTATGGACACAAATGGGTGCAGTAGAAGATGTAGATGAGGATACTCATATACGAGCAGAAACTTCACCAGGAACAGATAATGATGAATTAATTTTAACTACTGCAGGTGTTGAACGAATACGAATTGAAGCTCTTGGAGATGTCGGTATTGGTACAACTAATCCTACTACAAAATTAGAAGTGGCTGGAACTATTACAGAAACTTCAATGAGAGAAACAAAATGTAATATTTCAAATATTGAAAATATACTTCCCGCCGTTCTACAAATGCAAGGAGTTAAATTTGATTGGAAAGATAAACATCTAGGATCAAATAATTACGGACTTATTGCAGAAGATGTAGATGAAATTCTCCCTAACTTAGTTTCACATGATGATAGTGGTAAAGCACGAGGTATTCAATATTCAAAACTGACTGCCGTTCTTTTGGAAGCAATTAAAGAACAGCAAACACAAATTGATGAACTAAAATCTAAGGTTGATAATTATTAATCCCCTAAACCATAATCTTACTAAATAGTATAGAAACTTCAACTAAACTATACTATTACAGGGAGATAGATTGTGGCATTAACACTCCAAAAACAAGTTCTAAATTTTGTATTAGACCAAGGTTGCACCTTTTCCAAAGTTGTTACCGCTAAAGATACCGCAGGAGCAAATGTTACAATTTCTACTGGGTCCGCAGCAGGTAAAATGCGACAATCCTACCATTCATCAAATAATGTTCATGATTTCACTGCAGTAATTGAAGGATCAAATGTGACATTTTCTTTGACCTCTACACAAACAACAGCAATAGCAGATGGAAATTATGTATTTGATGTAGAATATACACAAGCAGGAGGAGATATAGAAAGAATAGTAGAAGGTCTTATAACAGTTTCACCGGAGGCGACAAAATAATGGCACAACCAACTACTAGAACTACTTTTAAGGAATATTGCAAACGAAAACTCGGATGGCCTGTAGTAGAATTAAATCTAGATGATGATCAAGTTGAAGATTGTGTAGATGATGCACTTCAATTTTTTCAAGAATATCATTTTGATGCAACAGAAAACACATTTCTAAAACATCAAATTTCTGGTTCTACTGTAACATTAGCAGGAGCTCCTACAGGAACTTTTTCAAATGGTGAATATTTTACTGGAGGAACAAGCGGAGTAAGAGCAAGAGTACATGAATATCATAGTGCAAACACTACACTTAGATTCAAGGACCCAGATGTTAAATTTGGTGGAGATGGTAATACGTATTACGGTAATACTACTACTACATTTTCAACAAGTGAAACTCTAACAGGAGAAGACTCTGGCGCTATAGCAACAACTCACGCTTCTACGGCAACTGTAATAGGAGACTTTGATAACAAATATATTGACATAGCAGAAGCTATTATTGGAGTGAGGAGAATAATACCTTTTTCAGATAATGAATCAGCTGGCTCTGGTATGTTTTCTGTTAAATATCAATTTGCTTTAAATGAAGTCCATAATTTAGGTGGAGATTTAGTATCTCATGAACTAAAACGACAGCATTTACAATTAATTGGTGAAATGTTTACAGGTTCTCCTATGTTCAGATATAATAGACATGCTGATAAATTATGGTTAGATATTACTTGGGGTGCAGATGCCGATATTGATGATTGGATAATAGTAGAATGTGACAGAATTCTTGATCCTTCTACATATGCGGATATTTGGGGTGATATATTTCTTAAACAATATGCCACGTTATTGCTAAAAAAGCAATGGGGACAAAATTTAATTAAATATGAAGGTATGCAACTTCCTGGTGGATTGACTCTTAATGGTAGACAATTATATGATGATGCAGTTACAGAAATCACAACCATAGAAGAACAAATGCAATTAAGATATGAATTGCCCGTAGATCATTTGATAGGATAACATTTAATGGCCACTAATCCTTATTTCAATCATTATGGAAAAAATACAGCAGATCAAAGATTAGCAGAAAATCTTATGATTGAGTCCATTAAGACTTATGGAATTGATATTTATTATTGCCCAAGAACCCTCGTTAAAGAGGATCTTCTATTAGGTGAAGACGCGCTCTCCGAATATAATAGTTCCCATACAATTGAGATGTATATTAAAACTATTGATGGGTTTGAAGGTGAAGGTGATTTTATTGCAAAATTTGGACTACAAATAAATGATCAAATTACTTTTACTGTAGCAAGACGCAGATGGGCAGAATTAGGATTAGTTGGTGATGGAAGAGAACTTGCCCCAAAAGAAGGAGATATAATATATTTTCCTATGACTAATGCATTATTTCAAGTTCTGTTTGTAGAAGATGAATCGGTATTTTATCAAACTGGTGGATTACAAGTTTATGATCTTGTATGTGAAATGTTTACTTATTCAGATCAAAAATTAAATACTGGTATAGAAGACATTGATAAAATTGAACGATTACAAGCATATTCTTTAGATTTTACATTGGATACTGGAAGCGGAAACTATACAGTAGAAGAGATTGTATATCAAGGAGAATCTTTAGGAGCAGCAACAGTACAAGGAGAAGTAGCGAGTTGGAGTTCTACAACTAAAATATTAAATCTTATTAATATGACAGGTAATTTTTCTGGTACTGTTAATATTATTGGTGATAGTTCAGGGGCCAGTTATTCGGTCGCATCATTTAATGCACAAGATTCAACTTCAGCATCAGCAGGTGATAATTTAGCAATAGAACAAGAAGCGGATTCTATTATTGATTTCACCGAAGGTAATCCGTTCGGGAGCCTATAATGTTAGGACAAACTTATTATCATGAAACTATCAGAAAATATGTTGCTGTATTTGGAACACTTTTTAATGATATTAATATTCAAAGAAAAAATTCAGCTGGTGTAATAACAGAACAAATTAAAGTTCCGATAGCATATGAAGCTAAAGATAAAATGTTATTGCGTGTGAGAAGAGGTTCTAAATCCGATCAAAGTCTTCAAATAAGTTTACCAAGAATGGGATTTGATTTAAACGCTATTATATATGATCCAACTAGAAAATTAAATACTTTAGGTCAAACTTATGCCGCGAATAATGCTACGAATTCTACTACATTATTAAAACAATATAATCCTGTACCTTATAATTTTGATTTTACTTTGTCTGCTATGGTAGATAATTCAGAAGATGGTGCACAAATATTTGAACAGATCGTTCCTTTCTTTACACCAGAATTCACAGTTAGTGTAAATTTGGTACCTTCTATGAACATTAAGCCAGATATTACAATAATATTGAATGATGTTTCAATTGAGGATTCATATGAGGGAGACTTAGTTGTAAGAAGAGAAATTATTTGGACTTTAAATTTTATGTTAAAAGGATATATTTATCCTGATGTTAAATCTGGATCAGTTGTTAAAACGGTTCTAGTACATCTCCGTACTCCTGCGGAAGTGGATGTTCCAGAATATATTGTCTTAGAAGATAGTACAGATTTTTCAACAAATTATATGTTGTTAGATGCAGATGCAGGATCTCCTGATGCTACAGGTATAATGAAGGTTCTTAATGAATCAAGTTCTGATGCTGCAATGGCTGGAATTAAAACAAGAATAACAACCACTCCTGGTGCCAATGATGTTGTTGCAAGTGATGATTTTGGATATTCACAAACATTTGAATATTTTGATAATCCTATAGATAATAATCCAACAACCGGCTTAGATGTTAATTTATAATGATGGGGAATAATGAAAGATATAGTGGACGGAAGAATAGATGAAATATTAGAAATTACAAGTTTAATTCCTACGCCTGAACTTAAACCAGAACCAAGTTCAAGAATTTTACCGAATACAGATGGTAAAGATGATGATATTGATTATAATTATGCCCGTGAAAATTACTACAATTTAATCGAAAGAAATCAAGACGCAGTAGAAGAGATGTTAGAGATTGCAAAACAATCTGAACATCCTCGTGCTTTTGAGGTGGTCGGACAATTAATCAAATCTGGATTAGATGCAAATAAAGAATTAATGGCACTACATAAAACAAAAAAAGAATTGACTATAGAAAAGGGACCATCACAAGTAACAAATCAAGCAGTTTTTGTTGGTTCTACCGCTGAATTACAAAAACTCTTAAAGGTAAAACGTGCCGAGTGAAAATTATTTAGGAAACCCCAACTTAAAGAATGTTGGTCAGGTTATAGAGTGGACAGAAGAATCCCTTACAGAATATATGCGTTGTAAGGAAAATCCTGAATACTTCATCCAGAATTTTGTCAAAATTATTCATGTAGATCATGGGCTTGTACCATTTGATATGTATGATTATCAAAAGGATATGATTCATAAGTTTACTGATAATCGTTTTGTGATTTGTAAAATGCCTAGACAGACGGGTAAATCAACCACTATCATCGCTTTTCTTCTTCATTACATTCTGTTCAATGAAAGTGTTAACGTTGCTATCCTAGCCAACAAAGGGGCGGTAGCAAGAGAACTTCTTTCTAGATTACAACTTGCATACGAACATTTACCTAAGTGGTTACAACAAGGAGCGGTTGTATGGAACAAAGGAAATATTGAAATAGAGAACGGATCTAAAGTTATAGCTGCTGCGACTTCTAGTTCAGCTGTTCGTGGTAGTTCATTCAATATCATTTTTCTTGATGAGTTTGCCCACGTTCCTCAAAATATAGCTGAATCTTTTTTCACTTCTGTTTATCCTACAATTTCTTCTGGTGAATCAACCAAGGTACTTATTGTTTCAACTCCACTTGGTATGAATATGTTTTATAAGATGTGGATAGAAGCAGAAGAAGGTAGAAATGATTATGTTCCAATCGAGGTTCATTGGTCAGATATGCCGGGAAGAGATTTGAAGTGGAAAGAAGAAACAATACGTAATACTTCTGAAGTACAGTTTACCCAAGAGTTTGAATGTGAGTTCGTTGGATCAACATATACACTAATTGCTCCATCAAAACTTAGATCAATGGTATTTAAGACTCCTTTACATATTAACAATAATTTATCTGTATATGAGGAACCAATTAAAAATCATACATATGCATTAGTAGCAGATACTTCACAAGGAAAAGGTGTAGATTATTCTGCTCTTGTAGTATTTGATGTGTCTAAAATGCCCTATACACAAGTAGCAGTGTTTAGAGATAATACTATTTCACCGTTGTTATATCCAAACGTAATTCATAATGTAGGTAATAAATATAATCAGGCACATGTTTTAATTGAAGTTAATGATATTGGTTCTCAAGTAGCAGATACACTTCATTATGATTTAGAGTATGAAAATATAATGATTGTTACTATGAGAGGTAGAGCAGGACAACAAATAGGCGGTGGATTTGCAAAGAACATTCAATTGGGAATAAGAACAAGTAAACAAATTAAGAGAATAGGATGTGCCGCATTAAAAGATTTGATAGAACAAGACCAATTAATCATTCCAGATTTTGAAACGATTAAAGAACTTACAACTTTTGCTTTAACAAATAATACGTATCAGGCGGAAGAAGGTGCACATGATGATCTAGCGATGACATTGGTAATATTTTCATGGTTAGTTCAACAACGATATTTCAAGGAGTTAACAAATATGGATGTACGAAAAAAAATGTGGGAAGATCAAATGGAAACTTTAGAGCAAGATATGTTGCCCTTTGGAATTATAGATGATGGTATGGAACAAGAAACTGTTGTAGATACTGAAGGTCAATCTTGGGATGTAATAGATGATAATGCAAGACGATTATACACTTAGATAAATACCAGAGAACACTTTAAGGAATAAGAAATGGCAGATTTAATAATTAAACCTGCGGCGGGAGCCGGTAATAAATTAATTTTACAGAAGCAAGACGGTTCTACATGGATAGATACCGATACCGTTGTCGGTGGTGGTACACTTCTTAGCATGACCGTTTATACTACAGGTAGTGGTAACTATACAGTACCTAGTGGATGCAACAAAATTCATATTTATGTAACTGGTGCCGGAGGCGGCGGTGGTGGTATGGGAGATGGAGGAGGTTATTCAGCTGGAAACTTCCAAAACCCACGGAGAGGTCATGCAACAGGATCAGGAGGAGGAGCAGGAGGAACAGCTATTTCTGTACTTGCTGTTACACCGGCTGCGATAATTGCGTATGTTATTGGCAATGGTGGGGTGAATGCTGATTCTTCCAGTAACTTTACTACTGATGGAACTGTCGGATCTAATTCAACTTTTGCACATTCAGGAGGAACGCTAACTGGTGCCGGAGGTGGAGGTGGAGATCATGCTACTAAGTATCCAAATATCTCTAGTCCTTATAATCATGGTGGTTCACCAAAAGGTGGCGCAGGTGGTACCTCAACAGGTGGTCAATTAAATTTAAGAGGATCAGCAGGTCAAGGTGGTACCGTACATTGGGAACATAGTGGTGGTTATCCTTCTCATCATCCTTCTAGTGGAGAAGGCGGTGCTTCTTATTGGGGAGGAGTAGGAATTCCAGCTCATGAGGCTGTTCCCGATGTTGCCTACTCTCGTCACTACGGAGGGACAGCTTCTGATGCCCAAGATGGAGAAACTGGTTCAGGAGGATGTGGAGGTAGAGTACATTACGGCCAATGGGGATCTGATGGAGGGAAAGGCATAATCGTTATATATGAATATGCGTGATATTTGGATTCCACACATACCTAAAAATGCAGGTAAGACAGTTATTTTAAACATCAAAGAACATTGTCAAAATAATAAAAATTTCAACCATGAATTTGTAGAAGACCTTTATTATAATGCAAAGAATTATAATACAGAAAGAAGAATAAGACTAGATCATGGTACTGTTTACGAATCAGAAAAAAAGAATTGGCTAAACATTCTTGTTATTCGTAATCCCTTAGATAGATTTGTAAGTTGGTTTAATTGGTCAAAATGGCTTTCATGGATGCATAATAAGGCTATAAATGATTTATCTATGGATCAGTTTATTGAACTTGGTTGTGGGAATAACACCATAATTAAAAATCCGCACGGTCCTTGGTTTGCTAGCCACCATATAGGACACCTTCAATTTTTAAATATGCAACAAGCTATTTACGGATGTGATAAAGATCAGAAAAAGAAATTTACACTTAAAAATGTCTTTAATATATTTGATCATATAATTGATGTATCCAACATAGATAAAGTATTTGCTTTAATAGAAGATAATTTTTTAAATAAAAAAATAAATTGGAAAAGACATAATACTGATCAGCAAACAATTGATAGGCTTAATCAATTACAAATACCAGAAGAATTTAAGTTATTCAACAAAGAGTCTTTAAATGAGAAACAAATAGAACGAATCAATGATGTTAGCGGATTCAACGAAGATAAAATTTTCTATGAAAAATGGAAAACCTTATATAAAATTAAACAAATGGATCCATATCCGCAAAATTAACTTCAGTAGGTGGATTGTTTATTTCTGTTATTAAATCTTCAATTTTATTAGATAGATCAGGTCTTTCCTTTTTCAATCTGTTTAAAAAACTCAAAGAACCAGTAATCAATTGTTCAGGGCGGATAGATAATCTTTTTCCTATCTTTCTTTTATCGGATACTTCAAGATGTTTAGGATTTACACAGGATGGATTGAAGCAAGTTTGAGTTACTACTTCACTAGGTGACAATTCACCTCTCATTCCAGAAATTGATGAGAAATTACCATACATCATAAATGCATATCTACTTGCTGGTATAGTTTTTCCCATTACAGAAAACATACCATGACCTGTTCTATTTTTTGAAGCAAGCCAGATATGACACTCTGTATGTTTTTCAGAACGATCAACCTTTTTAAGAAATCGTTCTTGTATATTTTTATGATTTATTAATTTATCTTTTGTCATTGGTCTTTCTGTATATTTATGATAACACTTAATATTTATGATTTTAAAGAACTGTAAAATAATAAATAACTGTAATATGGCAATTCACCATAATTAAGAACACACATATATCTAGGAGATAAAAGATGCCTTTTACAATTAGTCCGGGCGTTATAACCAAAGAAATCGATTTAACTACTGTTGTACCTGAAGTATCAATGACAGAAGGAGCAATTGCGGGGCCTTTCAGGTGGGGACCAGCATATGAACGAACAATAGTATCTAATGAAGTAGAATTAGCAGGTATCTTTGGCAAACCCGATTCGGCCACATACAAAAACTTTTTTACTGCTGCAAGTTATCTCGCATATTCTGCGAATCTTAAAGTAGTACGTACACCTAATACGACTGACGCAAAAAATGCAACAATGGACTCAGCAAATACAGTTTATATTGCAAATGATGAAGATTATGAAAACACTTATGATCCTCAAATGGGTGGATCACAAAGTAATCTATTCGGTCCCTTTGTAGCAAAATATCCTGGAGACTTAGGAAATAGTTTAAAAGTTTCTATGTGTGGTGCTGCTAAAGCAAATACTAACGCAGATGGAACACTTAATGCTAATACGGATGTTGCATTGTCTGGAACTTCCACTTGGGCAGTATCAGGAGGAGCTCTTGCAGGATCATCAACTGAATATTTAACAGAATTAAGTGTTGGAGATGTTATTGTTCTTGGTGGATATTCATTAGTAATTCTTACAATTGCTGATGCGACTACTGCTACCGCAGGAAGCTTATGGGGTACAGATATAGGTAGTGGAACAGCAGCACGTAAAATGAGATCAGGATTTTCAGAACCAGTTTCTCACATGATTGGTACTGTATCGGTCACTGCTAATGGTTCTACTATAACAGGAGTATCTACTCAATTTGATACTCAAATGACTGTCGGTGATATTATAAAAGTTACTGGAAACGGAGAAGAACGAAAAGTTACTGTTGTAAGTAGTGCTACTTCAATGACTGTTGAAAATCCATTTGTAGTTACTGCAGCAACAAGTACTTTCTCACGGACATGGGAATATGCCGGTTCATTTGATGATACTCCTACTACTACTGCACATGTAGCAAAAGCTATGGGAGCATATGATGAACTTCATATAGTAGTAGAAGATCAAGATGGAAATATTACTGGTGCGAATAATACTATAATGGAAACATATTCGGGTGCTTCAGTATCATCTGGTGCTAAATCAGAAGACGGACAAAGTAATTATTATAAAGATCGAATTAATAGAAAGTCTTCTTACATTCGTTGGATGGATCATGATTCTTCCGGAGATGTAGATGCGGCTTATGGAACTACTGCATGGGGTGGAGCCTCAACGGGAACATTTAATGCAAAAGGTACCATTGTTACAGCAAGTATGACTGGTGGACATTCCGGTTCAGCTTCAACTGATGGAAATATTCAAATCGGATTAGATGAATTTAAAAATACAGAAGAAGTAGATGTAACACTTTTAATGACAGCGGATGCTTCTGCTGCCACACAAATTTATGCTATTAATAATATTGCAGAATATCGTAAAGATTGTTTAGCATTTATTTCACCTTTACAGGCTAATGTTGTTAATAATGCCGGCCAAGAACTTACTGATGTAAGAGCTCATCGTGATTCAATGCCAAGTTCTTCTTATGCAGTTATGGATTCTGGATGGAAGTACATGTATGATAAGTACAATGATGTATATCGATACATTCCTTTGAATGGTGATATTGCTGGATGTTGTGCATTTACTGATGATACCCGTGATCCATTTTGGTCTCCTGCTGGCGCAGTGAGAGGAAATATTCGAAATGCAATTAAACTTCCTTTTAATCCAAACAAAACACAAAGAGATGGACTTTATAAAAAGGGCATTAATCCTGTAGTGGGAATGCCGGGTCAAGGAATTATACTTTTCGGAGATAAAACTCTCTTATCAAAACCAAGTGCATTTGATCGTATCAATGTACGTAGATTGTTTATCCTTTTGGAAAAATCAATTGCTAATATGGCAAAATCTTTCTTGTTCGAATTTAATGATGCATTTTCTCGTTCAAGATTTGTATCTACTGTAGAACCTTTCTTGAGAAATGTTCAAGGAAGACAAGGAATTCAAGATTTTGCGGTTATTTGTGATGAATCTAATAATAGTGGAGAAGTTATTGATCGAAATGAATTCCGTGGAGACATCTACGTGAAACCATCACGTTCAATTAACTTCATTCAACTACAATTCGTAGCAGTACGATCTGGTGTTGAATTTAGCGAAATTACAGGCGGATAATACTAGTATAAATACTAATATAAACATAGAAGAATGAGAAAAGACGGTAGTGCCGAAGGGCGTACTTGTAAAAAAGACTTTCTCATTCTTTTTAACATAACTACCGGCGCGTAAGCGTAAAGGAGAAACAATGGCTTCAGATTTTACATTAAGTACTTTTTTATCTAAAATGGCAACAGGTGGGGCATTACAGTCTTTGTTTACTGTTGAGTTAACACCCCCTAGTAATTTAGGTGGTAGTCCCGGATCTTCAGGGGCGGAATCCGATTTTCAGTTTTTTGCAAAAGCGACAACTTTTCCGGAATCTGCAATAACGGCTACAGAAATTTCTTATATGGGAAGACCAATAAATATTCCCGGTAATAGAGAAGTTCAGCAATGGAATATGACCATGTATAATGATGAAGATTTTAAAATCCGGAATCTGTTAGAAAGTTGGATGGAAGGTTTAAATGCTCATCAAGCTAATACAAGAGCTAAGACCATGATACCTTTTATTGGTTATACTGGAACAATGGGTGTTCATCAATGGGCAAAAGAGGGCGGAGAAAAGCCATCAAAATCATATAGTTTTCATGGTGTTTGGCCCTCTTCTCTTGGAGAAATTACTCTCGATTGGGAAACTAATGAAATTCAAGAATATGAAATAACTTGGGAATATTCGTATTGGTCTTCCAAGAATAATGCAATAGGACAATAGGATTTTAAATTATGGCAATTGAATTATTTGGTTTTTCTATAGGAAGAGTTGATAAGGACGAAAAAAGAAAAAAGTCCTTTGCTCTTCCTGAACCAGAAGATGGTGCACTTGAGGCGGGACCCACAGGATCTGCATATGGAATGCATGTAGATTTTGAGGGTTTAGCTAAAAATGAAGCTGAAATGATACAGAAATATCGCGACATGGCGAATTTCCCTGAGTGTGATCAAGCAATAGATGATGTTATTAATGAAGCGATTGTTACTAATAGAGAGGAAAATCCTGTTAGTATAAGTCTTGAAAAATCAGACCTTTCCGACAACATTAAAGAAAGCATAAAAACTGAGTTT